GGTTGAATTTTAATTCTTATACCTTCCGTCATTACTTCATCTGTATCTCTACCACTAGGGTCAACCATGTTGATTTTATCTTCTTCACTACCTACTGTTGTATTTGTCTTTTTACATTTTATTTTACTTAATGCGGATTCTATTTCTTGAATAGAACTATTTAAAGTACTAATATCATTTACTATATTCAATGCAGATAACTTTTCCAATACTGTTGGTGCAGGAGGACAAGGAATTACTTTCCCACTATCATTATAACAAGGTTTTGGTTTTATTCTTATACCTTCATCCATTACTTCATCTGTATCTTCCTTTAATAGTCTTTGAACATTAAGGTATCTTTCCTTCATTGCTTCTACTTTTGGGTTATTTCTTTTTTTCATATTACTCTGTTTCTACTGATTCTTTTAAGTTATAGATTTTTGAGATATCTGAAGTATAAGTTTCTTCATTATAAGACATTCTAAGTAATTTATCTTTAGCACTTAATAATTTACCTTTTATGTTGATATCACTTTCATCTAATTTAGAATCAATTGTATCAACACATTCTCTTACCATTTCAGTGTGTAGATTTTTCTTATCTTCTTCACTTCCATTAAGAATAGATTTGATAATTTTCTTTTCATCTTCAGAGATGTTTTCATATTTTGTATTAAACTTATTGATTACCATTTTAGAAACTATAGATGGTGGTAAATCAATCTTTTCAGTTTTTTCACTCTCATCAATTCTTTGAGTAGTCATATGATCTCTTAATAAATGAATAGACTCAGTAATTGAATCTAATGTTTCTGCTTTTTTATCTGTGAAAATTAAGTTAGTGATATTATCATGTAACTCTTTACCTTCATAATCCTCACCACTCTCAAATGAAATCATACCAGCCAATTTAGAATTAGCTTCAATGATTTGTTCTTTTGTGAAATCATTTAATAAAGAGATATTCTCTTTAATATAATCTTTAGCATCTGACTTATCCTCAAAATACTTATTTTCTATATTATCAAAGATATGGTATTGTATATTTAATATCACATTCTCTTTTAACATTTTGATATAGTTACCAAAAGTCTTTCTACCAGCATCGTCTTTTTTAACAATTGATTCTGTTAGTATTTCATTAAATCTATTTTTTATTTCACCGAAGTTTTTCATGTTGCGTTTCTTAATAAATATTATGTTTAACTAAAAAAGTTATTCATTAGTTAATTCATCTATACTTTTAGCCATTCTTTCTAAATCCTCTGTAAGAGAATCCTTACTTGTCTCAATATTGCTAACAGACACAACCTTCTTCTCATCTAAACTTTCTAATAGTCTCTTTGTATAGTTATTCTTATATTTCTTCACTTTATTCTCGTATCTTTTCTTTTGTATTTCTTGTTCTACGAGTAATTTATCTATGTTCTTACCATAATTCTCTACTGGAGCTTCTGCCGCTGGTGCTTCAGTTGTTTCTACATCACCACCTAAGTCGCCACCTAAATCATCTCCTCCAGTGTCTCCTCCAGTGTCTCCACCTAAATCATCACCACCGAAGCCTCCTCCGCCTCCGAAAGAACCTCCACCAAAGTCATCACCTCCAGTATCTCCTCCTTCAGCAGCTTCACCACCTTCAGCATTTTCTGTTCCACCAAACTCACCATATAAACTATCCACTCTATCAAACACACCTGTTTTCTTAATAACATTTGCAGTTTGTTCCATTTCAGCGGCGGCAGCTTTTTCAAGTCTTTGTTGTTCTAAGTCTAATCTAATCTCTTCCTCAGACATTCCTAAGATTTCTCTTTTTGCCCTAGTCATAGACATTGCACCGAAACCATTACCAGAATCTGCAACACTATCTCTATATACTTGTATCTTTTGAGATAATTGCTCAGTCCTTAACATATCAGCTTGTGTTGATGGGTTGTTAAGTCCAATTGTAAAATTATCTAACTCATCTTCTAACCCTAAAACATATAAATGAATAATTGCAATCTTATTCAATTCCTGAATCATTGCTTGTTGTATTCTATTTATTGTTCTTGTAAATCTGATATCTTGTAATGCTAAGTTTTTACCATCACCATTGGCTTCCTCAAAACCTAAGAATGGTTTAGGAACTCTAAGTGCTGTAAATAATTTCTTTTGTAAAAACTCAATATCTGCAATCTCAGATAAATTAGTTGCACCTGGTAAAGTCTCTATCGGACTAGGTGCACTCTGATCTCTAACAGGAATAAAGTAATCTTGATCCTGGGCCATTTGATTATACTTAGTATCAATCTGACCTGTTTGTTGATCTATTACTGGACTCTTCTTAAAGTTATTAGCCATTTTAGTAACATATGCTGGTACATCTTGTTCATCGATATCACCAACATATATCTTAAATATTCTTCTCTCTGGTGCTCTTGTAACCCTATAGATTAACATTGCATCTTCAGATAGTAATAATTGTTTCCATATTCTTCTAGCTTTTTCTAAAACTGAAGTCCCATAAGGTAATCTTCTATCATCTCCTAATAATCTAAAGTGAGCAATTTGCCAAGCGTTAAACTCATAGTCTTTATTCTTCCAATAGAAAGTAACCCTTTCTTCATTGTCATCTAAATCCATATTATTACCATTTATGTTACCATAAGTGGCTGTTCTAGACATAAAGTTTCCTTCTCTTCTTTCAATCTCAATATTAGGTAATTGTTTTACATCTGTAACACCTTTTTCAGGATCAATATCTAGATATACCATATTATCACCATACTTACAAACATTTCTTGTCCACATAGGTAATGTTGTATGTATATCTAATCTATTAAAGAATAAATCTTGTAATATTCTTTTAACTCTTTTACTATCAGAAAAAATGTTTAATACTCTACCTTCACCATTTTGTGTTGTAGATTCTTCCATAAAGATATCTAATGCTGCCGCAATTTCTGGGAAAAACTCCATTCCTTCAAAATCAGAATATGAAGCTAATCTCGTTGTTTCATAAAACACTGACTGTTGGTAGATTTCATTATCTACCCTATGCCACATATTACCTAAGTATTTTGCTTGTTGAGCTTCTAACTTTTTGTATTCATATTCTTCTTTAGATTTTGTTTTAAGGATTTCATTATCCCCTAAAGAATATCTAGACTTAGATTCTGCCTTTTTCTTTTCAGGTCCGAATAAGTTCTCTAACTGTTGAAATATTGTATATTTTTGTGCCATATTTTTAAACTATAGTTTTTCACTATTATAATAAATATCTATAAAAAATAAATGGTGTTATTTAACATAACCACATTCAACATAAGCCATATGTTCTCTTGAAGATGCACTTTCATACACATAAAGTACAACATTATCAATACCTTGAGAAAGTGGTAATGCGTTACAAAAGTTTTTATAATCTTTTCCTTTTTGCCTTTTAGCTCTTCTTACCTCAATATCTTTTGGTAAATCTTGAGAAGGGCTCCATTTATATTGAAATCCTCCGTATGAAGCTTTATTTCCTAAAAATTCTTTCTTTGCCATAATTTTTTTATTTTCTAATTCCGAATAACCAATTAAAGTCTCCGTTATCATTATTATTCTGACCACCTTGATTTACTTGTGGTTGATTATATGTTGGTGTATTAGGGTTGGTTGGAGGGTTAGAGTCTCTCTTAAATGTTTCATTACCACCATTAGTAATATTCAACCAACTATCCAACATAGCTTTTGTATGTTTCTTTGATTCTTCTAATTTCTTAAAGGATGTTTGTACAACAAATATTGCCATTGCATATGCCATAATAATATCATCATGATATCCCGGCATGTGGTCAGGTCTGTTATTCTTATAAACAAATGTCCTCAACTCTTCAATCATTCTTTGTGAACGAATAATTGTTTTTCCTTCTCTAATGTGTTCCTCTAACTCAGATACCATTTGTAATCTAGTATTACCAACATTAAAACCAGGAACTTTATCACCTTCTTTATATTTTGCTCTTGCGTATTTTTGACTTAATTTTCTACTCTTAGGGTCATCATAGTGTAAATACTTATAATCCATCTCCATAAGTTTAAGGACTGTTGCTACACCCATACCACCTGTAATATCCACAATGGTATATGCGTTATACATATTACCATACTTAAATACTACTTCTGCTAACATATCTGGTGGTATCTTTGCTTGAAACTCAGCCACTTGTTCTAAACCATCAAAATCTAAGATTACAATTGTTGAACTATCTTTTCCATCACCTCTAGATACATCACAACCTAAAATATATTTATGTCCTTCTATTGGTTTCTTCCATATCCACATAGATCT